TCGATCAACTCTTTTCGCTTCTCCGGATTCTCAACCCGAACAAAGCAGGGGGTAGTGAAGGTCATCGCTCGTTGAGTTTTTGAATGAAATAATTCGTTCTCTTACATTCCGTACATAACTTCACATCGCAATCTGATGGCACTACACTGTAACACGATTCTATATGAGCCCGCACCGCCCGTTTTTTCACCTCTTCAATCGCTTCCTTATGCCGCTCTTCTGCGTCCTGCTCGGCAAGCTCGACAGCTCGACGGGCTGTTGATGCGTCAACCATCCACTCTTGGCCGTCAATCAGCTCAGAGCTGTTATTGATAAATTCTTCTGCTCGTTTGCTTTTCATTTCCCACTCCTTTCTGCCCTCGATAGGGCTTCCCGTTTAATCTTGTTGATCTGCTTGCGTGTCACCTGAAATACCCCCCCCGAAAGGTGTTGCAGGTCTTTGACCTTCTCAGCGGGGATTTCGTCGATAAATCCCCCGGTGCGATGGCTGTAAAGGGTTACCATTTCCGGATTGATCGTTTGGTTGATTTCGACTTTCATTGCGGTAGGTTTTAAGTTTTGCGTATCTGTCTTTCGGCGTGTCCCCGATGTGGATTAATCCTGCTTCTTTCAGCCTTTCGAGCTCTTCGGCCATCTCGAACCAACTGATCGAAAGTTTGTCGTAGATACTCCGAAAAACAATGTTCAGCGGCTCGATTCTTTTCTCTTTTCGCTCGGCGGTCAGTTGCTCGATAGCTTCAAGGACGGTCATTTCTCTTTGCTTTTGAAGTAGTTTAACAGTTCATTCAAACTCATCAGGAGGGTAAATCTTTCCTTGTCGTGACATCTGGTGTCGGCAACTTCGGAACAGGTGTAGTTATCTTTCATGCTTTATCTACGGCTACTTCCGTTTAGCTTAATGAAGTTGAACATCTGTTTTAATCTGTCACCAAGCATCTTCCCATACATCTCAGAAAGAGATTCAAGCGTGAAATTTCCGGTAGCGTGGGTTATGGTTCCTTTGCGGTGACGCTCAAAGAGAAGATCGATCATCGGGGTTGATTCATTGCCGTAGTCTTTGGCAACTTTGGGCTCCCGGCCTATCTCGTCAATCACGAGCGGAGTATGAAGCATTTGGCTTGTGATACCTGATTTGGCAAGGTTGTACAACTCCATGCTTGTTTTAAACAGAACCGGGCAAACCTGCAATCCTTTCGACTGGACGAACTGATTGACCAACCTTGAATAAGCGTCCATTATCAGGGATTTTCCACAACCATAGCTCCCGATCAGGGCAACTCCGAGGAATAAATTTCCAGAGAAAGATTTATCCATTGTCGAGTATTTGTAGAGTTCGAGTATGACCGGCTCGTTACTGCGGTCTATCGTGAACTCGGAATACTCCCCGCGTTCGGACATCACGAGCTCCGCAAAAGCTTTCATCAATCTGGTGAAATCTGCCGGGGAATAGTCCAAAACGATTCTCTTGCGGATGGCAGCGCGGTATTTTTCCTCACGTTGAATTTGAAGGGACTTGATAATCCCGTCAATCGAAATCAGATCCTGAGATGCGTGTTGGGATATATTTTCCATTTTTCTGAGGTTTTTGTTTGTCCAGTTGAATCTTTAGCCAGCTCACAAAGTGGCTTTTCGTGTCATGTAGGGATTTTACCGTGTCTCCTCGGATGCGAAGTTCCCCGAAGAATTTGTCGAGCCACATTCGAGCCTCCTGTGTGTTTTTCAATCCACGCTGCATAGCTACCTGATCCAACCAGATTGTCTGCGTTTGCAGTTCTTGTTGAACGATTGAGAGCTCTGAGGTGAAATCCGAGCCTTCGGATGGGAGTTGTGTTTCCCCCATACCCCCTTCTTCTTTTTCTTCTTCCTTGTATGTGTCTTTTTCTTCAAGGGTATCAATACCCTTTGGATACCCTTTCAATACCCTTTCATATAAACCGTGTTTTTGAAGAAGTGAGATGATTTTCTTATGAGGCCGGCACGATTCTGTCAATTGCCCGTATTGAAATTCTATAAAGTCCGGGATGAAATATTTGTTTGCGCCGATTTGCTCAATTCTTCCCGACAATGCCGACAAATCATCATGGGTGACCCGATCGCCTATGTAAGCTGACGCAAGCGCCCAATTAGCCGACCAAACACCCGCTTGGTCGCATTTATCGAAGATGAACCGGACAAGGCATTTATGCTTACAAGAGAGAGACATAAACCACTCTTTGTCCCACAAATCGGTATCTGTAAATCGTTTTGCCATTACTTGTATTTCTTACAATCCTTTTTGCTCTTTAAGCCTTTTAACCTCCTGCTGATAGTGCTTTATAAGCACCGTATATTCGGTCGGCCCGATTTTACTGATGTTGTGTCTTTTGATGTCCAAATAGGAAATAACCTTATCCCCGTACTTCTCGATAAGACCGTGATTATATCCGATCATATTACCTTCGTCGAACCTGTTACAACTCCTGCATTGCAGATTCACGTTAGATTCATCGTAGCGTAAACTCATGTGTTTCCGGTTGACATAATGACCTGCATCCGCATCCTTCCAGAAAACTACTTTTCCGCACGAAATACAGCGTCCGTAACCGGTGCTGTCGGAATCCCTCAATCGGACATATTCGCTGAAAATTCGGTCTAATTTGGCCTTGTAATTCATTAGTAACCCCTCCCATCCAATCTAACCTGCTCCTTTACGAAACTTATCTGCGTCCTGAGATTATCAGATTGATGTTTGCAGGTGGCGTTGATCCGGTCCAACCACTTGACTAACCTGTTTTCATGCCGGCAGCAACTCGTCAGGTATTTGTTGGCTACCGTGGCCGCCATGCAATCGATTCGATCTTTGTTTTCCTCGAAAGCCCTATTGATGGCTTCCTCTTGCAGGAAAACAGCCTCGGCAAGCATCTCACCGGATCGGGCCATGTAGACGTTGAGAGTGGATAGCCGGTCGAGCAATACATTGATTTCACCGGAATAAGGGGCGTTGAGATACTGCTGTATATCGTGGGCTTCCCTGCAAAGCGGTTCGAGCCTGCCAGCCATTGTTTCAGGCAGTAACTCCCCATTGCACTCCACCAGAATATCATCCATCATGCGATCATTTTTAAAAGTTTACTTTTGATCTCTTCTTTGTACTTATTGGCCTTTTCAAGCTGTTTCAGGCAAAAATCAATGAAAGGCTCATCCCGTTCTACCCGAAGTATTTTAAGGGCCAAATCCGGATTCTGAACCCGAGGATCGTACGCTATGAAATCACACCATTTTCGACTTGTTACGATCAGGTTCCCCTGAATCTGGGTGTAATACCCTCGGTTCAGCTTCTTCAAATCCTCCTGCGTTTCCAATAGGAGGTACTCTACATAATTTTTCCCGCTGTAAGGACACTTGATCTCAATGATTCCATCTTCACCTACCAATCCATCCGGGGAACCGCCGAAATATTCGTTATAGCGTATGAAGCCGCACAAATCGACTTTATTACCCGTTCTGGCTTCATACTGCATTCGGGCCTCGTCTTCATACTGCTGCCCCCATTTGACCTCTTTGTTGTTGAGTTCCTTGTAATCGAGGATTGTTCCGTTGGTGATCTGCTCGGATACTTTGTCGTAAACGTAATCCTTACTCGATTCGGAAAGTTTGCCGGCTTCCTTGTTGGCTTTACTTTTGGGCTCGGAGAGGAGATCGTCCAGCTCCGAGCTCGTAAACATTTCCAATCTGCCCGAATACCATTCAGGAGTTCTCTGTAGCTGTTCCATGCTCTTTGGCTATATCTTTCAAACCGAAAGCGTTGTTTGCGATCTGCTGCTCGACAAAGCTCTTTTCCTCCGGTTCGTCTTTTCTTCCCAGGGCCTTGCTGAGTAATTCGTCGTACTTGGCTTTGTCGATATGACCCCTTAAAAGCGCGTCTTTGGCCTCTTGCTCGGTGGAAATCGTTTCAGGATCGATCTCATTGGGAATAACCCTTGCTTCTACCGGGATAGGCCGTGCGTCGTAGAGTTCTTCAGCGGTCTGCATGCCCATTCCGATCTCAGGAGCGTAAGTTCGGGCGAAGAATGCCCCGGCGCGATATTGAAGCATCAGTTGGGGAATCGTCTGCCATTTCGAACCGTTTTTGGAATACCAACCCTCTTTCTTGGCCATATTGATGTCCACCCAAGCGCCTTCTAGCTTTTCGCCCGATTTGTCATAAGCCCACGCCCGGCATCCCCAATCGTCCTGTCCTTCGGTTCCGCGCCACTCGTAGCGGATCGGAGAAAAACGACCGCTGACGTTTAGTGCCGCAATCAGGAATTTGGACGACCAACCCGGATTGCCATGTACGATATAAAGGTTCTGCATAACCATCAGGGGGGACATCTTGATACGGTTAGCCATCTCAAGGGCGACAATGCAGTTGGGAAGGTTCTTTTCTCCCTGGTACATCACCGGGATGATTGTTGAACTGCAAAGGGCTTTTGCCATCCTTTGGGCGTTCTCGAAGTTGTTTTGCGACCCGAAGACCAACATACTGTTGTCCTCGATCACGGTAAGTTTGTTTTCTGATTCCATAACTACAATTTTTGAGGTTTGAGGGAGATTAGGGTCTCCTTTGCGGACAGGGCCGGTTCTGCCCCGGCGACAGCTTTGAATCTTACCCGCGAGAAAGGGTATCTGTCGGCTTCGTTTGTGTTGGCCCTGTCTTGCTGTACATCTCAAGGGCGCACTCCCCACATCATTGCCTGCCACTTATCCGCACGTCTGCGGTGGCTGCCTGTCCAAATTGCCGGTCTTTCCCGACAGTCCGTCTTTTATTTGGTATTTATCCTATTTTTTATAGCTACCTTAACCTTTTCTGAGATAGGGAGATTGCGAACTTCCTGATTGCACTTTTGATGGGCCAAAACCATGTTGGAAAGATCGTTTTTACCTCCACAACTCAGGGCGATCAGGTGCTCAACAGTAATATCGTCCCCCATCTCATTTCCACAATAGAAGCAACAGGTGCCATCGCGTTCAATCAACCGTGCTTTCTCTTTCTTATAGCCCGGGTACCGACCTGTTTTTATTGGCGCTCCATTCCACTTTCCACCTGCCAGGAATGCCCTAATCGCTTCATCCGTGAACCTGCCATTTGTTCGTCCAGTGTTATACAGCACCCCTGTTTCCTTGCCTTTAAACCGGATAATTTCATATTGGTTTGTCGGAGGCAATATTTCGCATCCCCTCTGAGCCAGCCAGATTTTGAACTTTTCAACGTCCATATTAATTTACTTTTGTTGCGGACAGGGCAGGATTCGAACCTGCAACCGTTGCAATCGGTTTTACTTAACTGACCTCGGCGATACCTGTGAGGGGCTTTTAACGAAGTCTTACCCCTCTCGTGCTTCGTATGGATCATTGTCAGTCAATCAAGTAGCGTCTACCAATTCCGCCACCTGTCCAGTTGCCCGTCTTTCCGGGCTGTCAGCAGACCTTTTAACAGCGCGACTTCTCCTTCGTTATAATCGCTGTCGAGGGTTCCCAGCACCTTCCCGGAACTGTCCCCGTCTGTCCGGGATAGGTCGTCTGCCGGCCTCATGGTATATTAATCCTGTGTGGAACCTGATGATTTGCCCTCTGAAGTCAATTCGGATTCTTTATTATCGAGGTCTTCAGCAACCTCCATCATAGAAGACAAAATGATGCGTGTCACGTCATTTGCAGTGAAAGTCTCTTGCTCCGAATCTTTCATCTTTTTCTCAGCAGTTGAGATAATCGGCAATCCGATAAGCGTTACCAGTAGTCCAATTTTCATAATGTCAATGTTTTAGATGGTTGAAATTTCTGTAAAAACCTCCGTCGCGCCTCACGGTTGAACGGAGGGGTGAGTGTGTCAGCTAAGTTTTTCCCAAACATTATTTGAACACTCGTCTAACCAAATACTAACCATAATGAACCTAACCTATGATGCTTGCTTGTACTTGTCGATGAATATGTCTTGTTCGAAATTGTTGTCCACCCGGTGTCCGCCGTCTACATAGGTCAGCAGATTGACGTAGGTAAATGAATACTCCGTTCCGTGATCGCTTTGGTAGGCACGTGCATTGACTTCGAGCGAAGCATCCAAACCGCATCCGATCACCTCAAAATCGACCGGATCGCCATTCTTTTGCCGCAGATCATCCGTTCCGCCGAAAGTCTCGTCGTCAAACACACGAAGGATGAAATCGTATTGCTCAGGAGTAATGTGTATCATGGCTCTAATGCATCATTTCGTTCAGCAACCAAAATCCCCATACAAGGGCGAAGAAGAAAGCGAGCATCCCTAATGCGCCGGAAATGGCTTTGAGGTAGTCTTTCATGTCCTAATTATTTTAAAGTTGCGCCTAACTTCTCCGCCTGTTTTAAAGCGATAATTTCCAAGCGACTGTATACTCTTGGCGAGTTCTGAGCCTTCCCCATTCTCACGGGTTTCAGGTTGCCGTTTCTCGTATGACGGTCGATCCACCCCTCCCCTGCAAACTCATACGCCTGCCGCTGTGTCAGTTCGTCAGACTTTGGACTTTGCAATTTCATAATCGCCGCTGCCCCGGCCTCTGCCGATTCCATTATGTTTTGCTTGAGGGTGAATAAGTCCATTGTTGAAAATTTTATTTAATCCGGGTAATGTGCATCAGATTCTTTTCCGCATCTGTTTCAAACAGAAAATCAAATCCTTTTTTTCTCAGCTGACACCGGGCACTATACATTCCCTGATACAGCCTGCCGGTCATTTTAAATGCGCGGAACTCTCCTACAGTCAAGCTGCGTAAAGTTCCCGGATAATCAACCCGTTTTTTTGTCTCGCTTACTGCAACTTTATTTGTCCTCATTGTCACTGTTATTTAATCTCCGAAATACTGACCGGGACGAGCATTACTGTAATAGGCTGCCGCTCCGGCCATCCATGAAACATTTGTAACACTCGTCTGTTTCGCCCTTGCTGCTGCATTCTCAGCCTCGATAGCGGCTTTGCGTGCCTCCCTGACTTCATATTCCAATGTGGCTCTCTCAACCTCCCAAGCCCGGCGCAAAGCGACCGAAAAGCTGTAAGAATACGGGTTGACACCTTTGTAGATAGTCCATGCCCTTTTCATTAACCTGCTTTTATTGACTTGCGTTTTCATGGCTTTTTATTACTTTTGATTATTTACATTAGTTTCGTATTGCAAATATATGCACAATATTGTGCATATCAAAATAATTTGACCAATATTTTACATAAAAAGATGGAACTAATTCATTATTGACTAATAATCAACCACATGGATGTAAAAAAAATTCGTAATAGCCTTAATCTTACCCAGGAAGAACTTGCAAAAAGGATAGGGGTTTCACGCAATACGATTGTCAATTATGAGAAAGGAGGCGTTATTCCTGATTCGAAAAGTGAAATATTGAGCAAATTAGCAGAAGAAGGAGAAATGCTGAAACAACCGCAGATCGAAAGCGATGCTGTTTTGATTCAGAATCCGGAGATAATGATGGTACCCCTCATTTCCAAGTATGCTTATGCGGGTTATTTGGCCGGGTATGGGGATGATGAGTACATGGAAGCCTTGCCGACCATTCCGTTTATTATTCCGGAAGGTCAGACGCACCGAGGCGAATACGTAGCCGTGGAAGTAAAGGGGGATTCGATGGATGATGGAACTGATGCGAGTATTAAAGAA